GAATTGATTAAGATTTTTATTTAGTTATAATTGTTGTATGGGAAGAAAAAAAAAATTGGAGTTTAAGTTAAACCCCGAGTGGATGTTGAAAGAACCTTTAGATTTTGAATACAACAAATATACTCTATTAAATTACATTCAAAAATGTGAAGAAAGATTAAATAAGTTTGAAATTTATCCTGATTTTGTTGAGTTATCTTTGCACATGGCAAATATTCAATCATTATCTAATGAAAACATTCTACTTTTAACTAATAAAAAATTTAATTCATGTGATGATGAAATTGTGTTAAAAGATTTATATCCAAAAACCCCAAGAGAATTATCGGACGAAGAAAAAAATGAGTTAAATAAAACAATCTTGTATTCAAATGATAAATTATTTGACACATTTAATACCGCCAAATCAATTTGGAATATTGTTTTTGATAGTATCGATGTTTCCGTAAAAAAAAATAAAAAAAATTTAGGTTCAATTTATGGGTATATTTTTTACTATAAAAAGTTAGAAAATAAAATTTATGTTTGGGAATATAAAATAAAAAAAGAACGGGACAGTAAAAATAACGCTCAAACACAGATAACCAAAATATATGAAAATGAGGCGGATAGTACCACACTATTATCAATTATTGAGACTTATTCAAAATTCAATAAAACGGAGTATTATAAAGATTTCCCGGTTTTTGAAATAACTTGTGAACAAGATTTTCCAATAGAACAATCTATTGTTCCAATTATGAAAAGAAAAATAATGTCGTATATTTTTCAAACATTTAACATTGAAAAATTAAAAATAATTGACAATAAAATATAAATAAATTATATTTTATCGTACGTTTTATTAATTCTAAAAAAAAAATAAATAATATATGAAAATTAAATTGGAATATGTGTGGTTAGATGGATATACGCCAGAACCAAATCTTAGAAGTAAAATAAAAATCGTTGATTATCCAATAAATTTTATTAAAGACATACCTGAATGGGGGTTTGACGGGTCCTCAACAAAACAAGCTGAAGGATATTCTTCTGATTGTTATCTCAAACCAGTTAGACTGTATAAATCATATGATAGAATCTATGTTTTTTGTGAAGTCATGGATAATAAAAATAATGCACATGAAACAAATGATAGGGCAAAGTTAGGTAAAGAAGACGAATCTTTTTGGGTTGGGTTTGAACAAGAATATTTTATACGTTCAGCTCATAACCAAAACATTTTAGGTTTTGATTCAGGTACAATGATTGACCCGCAAGGAAAATATTATTGTGGTGTTGGAGGACAAATTGTTGGAAGAAATATTGTTGAAGAACATTTGGATATGTGTTTAGAATGTGGGATTGGTATTGAAGGAATCAATGCTGAGGTTGCATTAGGACAATGGGAGTATCAAATATTCGCAAAAGGTAAATTATTGGCTGCGGATGATTTGTGGATGTCTCGTTACTTTCTTTACAAAATTGCTGAGAAATACGGATATCAGATTGAATTACACCCAAAACCATTAGTTATTGGTGAATGGAACGGTTCAGGACTACATACAAATTTTTCAAATAAAATAATGAGAGAAGTTGGTGGAGAACAATATTTTAAATCAATTTTTAATGTTTTTGAATCAAGGAAAAACGTACATATGAAAAATTACGGTTCAGATAATGAACTTAGATTAACTGGAAAATATGAAACACAATCAATTAATAAATTTAGTTGGGGGATTAGTGATAGAGGAGCTTCTATCCGAGTACCTATGTCAACCGCAAAGGAATGGAAAGGATATGTTGAGGATAGACGACCAGCGTCAAATGCAAATCCATATAAAATACTTAATGTTATTTGTGAATCATTAGTGTCCGCAAAACAATTGGAATCAACGTTAAGTATTATGTATGAAGATATTGATACCGATAAGTTAAGTGAAAAATACGGAACAATGTCTAATGATGATTTGTTGAAAGAATATCGAAATGATGATGATTATGAATTATCTGAAAAAATGATGGAGTCTAAAGCAAATGTTAATCCAGAGTTTATTAATAACAAGAACTAATAAGATAAATGAAAAATAATTGTGCGTGTAACCCAATAAATGGGGGAGATGGTAATTGCCAGTGTGTAAATTCATCTAATGTTAACATAGAAAAAGAAATGGTAAATCATCCTGACCATTACCAATTTGGTAAAAATAATGAATACGAAGCAATAAAAGTTATTGACGCTTGGGATTTAGGGTTTAGTTTAGGAAATGCAATAAAATATATTAGTCGTGCAGGAAAAAAAAGAAAAGATACAGAACTTGAAGACCTCAGAAAAGGACTTTGGTACCTCCAACACCACATCGAAAACATCGAAAAATAAAACAGGACTTAGTAAAGAAATTTCAGTTTTAGATGCAATCACAACACCAAGTGAATTACTACGAGAAACTTTTATAAATTTTATGTGGGGTTTTTTAGGTAATTCTATTGTCGTGTTTGTTGCAAAAGAATTGGACTTTTTAGTTTTAATAAATTATATTTTGTATTACGTTTTAATTTCGTACATTGTCAACAGAAAAAAATATGACACAATTTTAGGTAAGTTTATCGTTCTACCTGGTTCAGCTGCAATAGGTGCCTTCACAGGATATAAACTAGCTCAAATAATAACAAGTATAATTTAAATAAAAATGAAACTAACGGAAGAACAAAAAAATCATATCCTTAATCAATATAAAGGATTAAAAAATGACGAACAAACACTTGGCGAATTACACGAAATAATTGTGGATTTTTGTTTGGATGAAGAAATTATTGACTTATCAGATGATGAGGATGGAGACCTTTACGAAGAGTTTTCAAATGAAGTATGGGATTATTTAGAAAGTATTAAATAAAAAAAGATATGATAGGTAGTTTAGTGTATGTAAGTTTGTTATTGAATGTAGTATTAATTTTAAAATTGATACGCAAATGATGATAGTAATGGGAATTTTAATTGTTGTTGCAATAGTGTTAACAACTGTGTTAGTGATGGACATTTTAATTGATATAATAATATGAAATACTACAAAATAATTTTGGCGGGTAAAGGAGCAGAACTTTACCCATTTGAATTAAACACAAAACAATACGAAACTTTTCGTGATAACGGGGTAGAACAAGATGAGATGGAATGCGATGATATATGTGAAATATTAGAAGTTGAAAGTTTCCTTGATTCGACAAACGAATCTATTATGGGGCCTTTTGCGGATTCGTTTATTTTAAGAGTTGAAGATGAGGATGGAAAAGTTGTTTATGAAACAGAAGTTTTGGATATAGAAAAAATTGATTACGAAGAAAAATATTGTAGTAATAAAGCTTTTTTAATTGTTGAAAATTATTGTAAAGGTGAACAAGTAATTTATGATATACCACTTGAAGAAGATTTTGATATTGATAAATTAAGATTAAAAGTCTATGATGTTGGTTGTAGAGTCGAAGTAGTAAATGAAATTATATATGATGAAAAATCATATGAAATTTATAAATCATATGGTGATACAACGAGTAAAGGATTTAATTATCATTTAACCGCAGGAATTTAAAAATTATGGAAACAGGAAAAATAATAAATGGAGATTGTATTGAGGTAATGAAAACATTGTCTGATGGGTGTATTGATTTGGTTGTGACATCACCACCATATAATTGCGGAATTAAATATGACACCCACATAGATGACTTACCTATGAATGAATATTGGAGTTGGACACGAGAATGGTTAACAGAAACTTACCGATTGATTAAAGATGACGGTAGAGTTTCAATTAACATTCCCTACGAAGTGAATGTTCAAGATAGAGGAGGTAGAGTATTTTTTGTTTCAGAGTTTTATCAAATAATGAAAGAGGTTGGATTTAAATTCTTTGGAATTGTGGATTTAGAAGAAGATTCTCCACACAGAAGTAAGACAACAGCATGGGGTTCTTGGATGAGTCCCAGTTCTCCATATATTTATAATCCAAAAGAATGTGTAATATTAGCATATAAAAAACAACACATTAAAAAAGTTAAAGGTGAACCAGAATGGAAAGGAGTCCCAACTGAGATTGAACAGGAAGACGGGACATTAAAGAAAAAAATTGTATATGAGGAAAAAGATAAGAAAGAGTTTATGGAACTTGTATTTGGTCAGTGGAATTACTTTGCAGATACTAAATCACTCACCAAGGCAACTTTCTCAATGGACATACCAACAAAGGCGATTAAGATATTGTCCTACAAAAACGATGTAGTTCTTGACCCATTTGCGGGTTCAGGTACTAGTTTGGTGGCGGCAGAAATATTAGATAGAAGATGGTTAGGTATAGAATTAAGTGAAAATTATACTAAAGTTGCACAAAAAAGAGTACAAGACTTTGTTGACCGAAAAAAACAAATTAAAATAGAATTCAAATAAAAAGGTTATTACGACCTTTTTATTTGTTTTATAGATATTTATTAATAAAATAAAAAAATGGTTAACATCTTAATAACTGAAAGACAACTTGCTTTAATTACTAAAAACCAATCATTAAAAAATACGGAATCTCTTAATGAGTCTGAATGGTATAATACTGTTGGTGATATTGCAGGTATTTTTGACCCAACAGGGACTATTGACCTTGTAAATGGAGTTAGTTATTGGAATCAAGGTGATAAGTTATTTGCTATATTATCTTGGATTTCGGTTGTTCCATATGTAGGGGACGTTTTAGCCAAACCTGTTGTTGGAGTACTAAAGGCTGGTGGTAAAGCTACAAGTGCATTTAGAGGAGCCGTAGCTGCCGGTGACGCAGTTAAAATTGCAAAAACCGCTAAAGTTGCTGGAGGACCAATTACTAAAATGGTTGAGAGTGCGCCTACTTGGGGTGGTAAATTATTACGAATATTAAAAGCTGCCGTTGGTAAAGTACCTGGAATTGGTGGACCATTAGTAAGAGCGGTTGAAGAATTTGTTGGTATTTTTACTAAAGCAAGTAAAGAGATTAAGTTACCATCAACTATTACTAAAGGAGGTAAAATAATTAATGTTGAAAAAGGATTATCGTCATTAGAAAAACAAAAATTAATGAAATCTCTTGAGAGAGAACAAGGTAAATTATTCAGGGGAAATAAAGACGTAAGAAATTCATGGTTAAAATATATGAAATCTGACGCATCTATAGGTCAAAAAATATGGGCAGGTGTTCCAAGAATTTTTGGTGGTAATCCCGCAACTAGGTCATTAATGAAAAGAACAAAAGTTTATTTAGGGTTTTTAGATTATATGGGTTTTGGAAATTTTATTGGACCTGAAGAATTATTAGAAAAAATGCCAAACGCCGAGCAACAATGGAATGTGTATTCTCAAACACCTGAAGCTCAAGAAACTTGGAATCAAGAAATGGGTGAAACACTTCCTAATCAAAGTATGGGACAAACACAACCAACCGTTACTAATCCAAGTGTGGGGATGTTAACCCCATCCACTGGAGACCCAATTCAAGGATGGTTATCAGGTATATTTCGTTCAAATGTTGGTAAAGCCGCCTTAATGGCAATTTAATCTATAAAATATGAGAGAAGAATATATGAAAGAAGAAATAATATTAAAATTAGTCCAAATACAAAATCAATTTAGATTTTTACACTGGCAAACATTTGGTGATGCCAAACATAGGTCATATGGTAAAATATATGATTTATTAGGTGACCTAACGGACAATTTTGTTGAATCCATGATGGGTAAATATGGTAGACCTGAATTTGAATCAGAGTTTTCTATAATGTTTCAGGATATTAAAACAATTAACATTCAAAATTTTTTAGATGGTATAACAGAGTTTTTGGTTGATATGACAGACCAATTAGATTCAAAATACGATACAGATTTATTAAATTTAAGAGACGAAATGTTGGCTAAAATTAACCAATTAAAATATTTGTTAACGTTAAAGTCATAACATGGAACAAAAAGTTATGAGATTAACAGAATTAGATTTAACTAAAATTGTTAAATTAGTAATCACAAAACAAGAAGATGGGAAATATCATAAATCAATTCAATTTGAGATTAATTAAATATGAAGAATTTACTCAAAGAGACAGGATTACGAGACATCAACAATTTAGCTAAAAGATATCCAAAATCTGAAATATACTTTCATCAAGATTTGGATGGAGTGACAACCGCAGTTGCAATGAAAAAATACCTTGAAGACAATGGTATTGATGTGGTAGGGGCTCACATAATCCAATACGGTGACAAAGAATTCTCAGTTAAAAAGAACGACGCACAGGGAGATGTGATGCCAGTTCTTGTGGACTTTGCTCACGGTAAGCCAATGTTTGTAATTCACACGGACCATCACGATAAACAAGTTGGAGTTGAAAAAAATACCTCAACACAATTTAGAGGAGCTCGTTCAAATGTAGAAACAATATCTCAAGTAGTGTCTCCAAAAGACTTGTTTCCGTCTTCAGATATCTTATTAATTAATACTGTTGACTCAGCGGATTATGCTAAATATAATATCACACCTGATGAAGTTGTTAACTATATTTACCGTTTGGATAAAGAAAAATCACTCCAACAAAACAAAATGTTATTAGGATTGGTTATTAATAAATTGTTGTTAGCGTTTAAAAACAAACCAGGTTTTTTAGAAGGGTTGGTTATGGATTCTGAACCATCTTTAATGTCTATTTTAAATAACATTAAAAATTGGATGAAAAAAACAAATGCCGCAAATCCAGAAGAATTACAAAAAAATGCTGAGGGATATAAAGATAATATGAAAAACTTTCCAAGAGTTAGTGATAGTATTATTTTTCAATATGGTGGTGGTAGTATGTTTAAACCTGGTTCTTATGATAGATACACACCATTTAGAAATAATCCTGACGCCGACTTTTTAATTATGGCTTGGCCTATGGGATTGGTTCAAGCGTCTTGTAATCCTTTTAAGAAAGACAGAGAACTTAAAGGTGTTAATCTTGGTGAAATAGCTCAAGAAGTATTATCAAAATGGGAGGGACAACTAAAACAAAGAACAATTCCTTTATCAACTATTAAATGGGTTAGTGAAACTTCTGTAGGTCCTGAAAGTATTGGATTTACATTCAACGATTTTGAAGCACTATATGGCGATAAATTTACAACTATGGAAGGTGGTGAAAAAGTTTTAGACCATATTCAAAATATGATGGAAACATCATTTAAAGATTTAACTGAAGAGCATAAAGATATGTTAGATAAAATTGGAATCAACGCTTGGGATTTAATTCAATCAAATTCGGGTGGACACAAATGTATTACAAACATTTCTGGTTTAAATTATTTAGGTAGAGGTAAAAGACCACCTCAAGGACAATATAAGTATGATTCTGAAAAAGATGATTCACCTTCAGTTAAGTTTACAAAGATGATTGCGAATGAGTTTGAAAGAAAACTTAAAGAAAAAATTGCAGAATCAAAGTAAGTATTCAACAACATCACCTGGTTCAATATTCAAATATTCACAGGTTCCACCTTCAAGTTCCAAAACAATATTTCCGTTTCCACCATAACTAGGACATTTATTTCCACGACATGGAGGACAATCATGGTGTATATTAACGATTACGTTATTACGGATAATGATAATGTCTAAGTTAATTATACAATTCTTCATCCAAAAAGATTGTTTGTCTCCACCGATTAAAAATAATAGACCGTCAAAAGTATTATCAAATGTTCTACCCATCATTCCAATAGATTGAGATTCTTTATCTACCAAAGTTTTAACATTAAAAATATTGTCGTTGATTCTAACTTCCATACATATAAATACAAATAATTGTAAAAGATATGTTAATTTGAATTTTTTTTGAAAAAAATTTGACTTTTATGTATAAATGTAGTACTTTTGAAATTGTTGGGCATATTTATAGTTTCCGTGAGAAATGACGGACATCCCCAAAACGTTTCACAATATATATTTGGCAAAATGAGAATTTTGTTTTAACTTTGTGAAACAATTGAGATGAGAGTCTCAAAAAAAAATGTCCCATAGGCATTTGATTATTTGAAAAAATAGTTTTATCTTTGTGGGACATTACTTTAAAAGTTCTTTAAACTAATATATTGTAGGGTAGAAGATTGGTGACTCATGTGGATTATAACCATAAGGTCTGAGGTTCAAATTCTCCCTTTATAAATAAAGAAAAAAAAAGTTTAAAAAAGATTTGGAAAATTGAAAAAGTCTACTTATCTTTGTAAAACAATTAAGAAAACGTTCTTTGAATTAAAGATATTGGGCGGTCTATAGTCCATAAAATAAACCATGAAAGTGGTATAAAGTGAATCATTTGGTTAAGTGGTTTGCGGCTTCCGAAAGGGAGCTCGAGTAGACAAGCGAGATATCGTTAGACCTTGAGTACCGAGGGTGACACTGTAGGGAAACTGGTTTAATGACCAAGCGATGTGGGTCGTTTGGTTGAGGTGGGAACACCAACAAGAATAACTCGTAGAATTATTGTAAGACACATGGTTATCCAACCATACTATTGCGTGATTCAATATTAGAGTAGGTTTAAAACCGAAAGGTAAGAAGTCGTACAGGTGGTGCTGGTGATTCCTTCTTAAAATTTCTACCAAGAAATTTAAGATGAAACAAACTTGAAATATGAAGATAGGGATATCTTAGGGAGTAGTTAAGTATCGTGTTGTTCAAAAAATGACATGGCTTGGTCGGCGAACCGCTACTTTCATCATCCACAACCGCAAACTTTGTTAATTAAGGTTTATAAACAACTAAAAGACAAGGAAAAGCGTTCGCCAGTCGTGATTGACAGGTCACTACATAGTCATGAAATGTTCATGGCCGTAAAGGGTCCCAAACCCAATACGATTGTTGTGAAAGTTCTCTAAGTTCGCAAGACATAATCAGGGTGGCAACCTTGAAGAGCAACGAGTAAAAACAGAGTAGATTACGACTTAAGGATTGGTTAATCTAATTGACCGTGACTGAGAGGTACTTTTCAAAAGAAAGTGGAAATCGGAGGAAAAAATAATCTCCTGTAAAGTCTCTCGTAAGAAGGTGTATTCTCAACCTGAAGCCAAGAACCCCGACAAGAAATTGTTGGGGTTTTTTGTTTTATCATATATTTATTAATATGAAAATAGTAATAACTGAACAACAATTTAAAACCATATTTGAGAATAATTCAAAAGAACAACTGACAGAAAAATGTTGGAGTGGTTATAAGCAAAAAGGAATGAAGACAATGTTTGGTAAGCGATATCCAAATTGTGTTAAGAATGAATCTGAAGAAACAAATGAGGCTTCAAGTCCAGCACAACAAGCAGCAATTGCCATCAATATGAAGAAGAAGGGTATTGCGCCCAAAAATAAAACTTTACATGAAGATGAATATGGTTCAGTTGAGGAGACCAACTTCGTTGTTGGTGACTTATTAACTGAGGCAGAATACCAAGGAAGAAAAGTTCAGTTAGGTAAGATAATGCAAGGTGACATTAAAAAGTCCAAAGTATATGTTAAGAATGATAAAGGTAAGGTTGTTAAGGTAAACTTTGGTTTTGGTGGAAAATCGGCCAAAGGTAAAATAATGAGGATTAAGAAGAATAATCCTGAAAGAAGAAAATCGTTTAGAGCAAGACACAATTGTGATACTCCTGGTCCAAGATGGAAACCAAGATATTGGGCGTGTAGAACTTGGTAGTACTAATCCCTCACAGAAATGTGAGGGTTTTTTGTTTTTAAACATTAAAATAATTTTTTAAATATAAATTTTTTACTATCTTTGTATTCTAAATCAAAGGATATGAATATGACATCACACAACATCAAGATTCAACACGAGACTTTCGGAGTATTATTGAATGAGACATTTGTTAACAATACCCAATTCAAGTTATTCTTGAAGATGGTACAAGGATGTATTGAGTTAAAGAATGATTTGACATTTTTTAACGGAATGGATTTCCTTGTTCATATTCCTCACAAACACTTGGTGAGTTCAATTATTACAACTAACGTTGATGCTTATACATTGGCAGAGCATTTGGTTGCCAAATCTAAATTGGAGGCATTAGAGACAAAATGAGTTTATTAGTTAAATTAATAAAAATCGCACTTGGAGTTGCTGTAGTATACGCGGCATACAAGATTGGTGAAAGTGATGGTAAAAACAAAGAAAAAGATTCTTTAACTGAGGTTAAAACTGACTTGGATATGGAAATTGATTTTATTGAGGGGTTAATTGAAGAGTATCAAGTTATGCCAAATAAAACTCAAAAAGAGTGGGATAATAAACAAATGTTAGAAATTAAATTGGAACAGTTAAAACGAAAGTTATGATAACTATTGACGACATAAAGAAATGGGCAAAACCACACCCAACCACAAAGTTTAATGGTGGTAATGGTAAACAAACTCGATTTGGTACCAATAAAGTTGAATTTTCTATTGTAGGTGGGAATGTTGGACTGTATGGTGATTTTGAGAATACTTTTGAGGTTGCAATTTTTGATGTTGAGTCAAGAGATTTTATTACCCGATTTTTTTATCCTGAAGCAAGTGATGATGTAATTGGGTGGATGTCGAGTGAAGAAGTTGAAAAACTAGTTAACTCGGTAATTAAAAGAGAAGACCTTAGTATTGAGGTATAGTTTACTTGTTTAGAAAAACAAGGTGGTGGAAGTCTGACATATCCTGTCGGTCCCAAAAGAGAGGCTTCGGTCTCTCTTTTTTATTGTTAGGAGTCAAAGTATATCATAAAACCAGTTTGTTTGTATACTTCTAATTTGACATCATCTTGAATTAACTCTATTAACTCATCCCATTCACCCATTTCACCTAAACCTACTTCTTCATATGCGTCTTCAATAGTAATACGTTCATTATCCTCACCCCAAACTATTCCACTATCACCCCAACTATAATCTACCTCAACAAACCATGGTAATCTGTATGGATTTCTAAAAGAATTCTCACGAAATTCAACAATATCAAACGAATTTATTATCAGGTAAACATAATCACCATTTCCATAATTTAACATAACTTTAAATCCTGGACTTGACATCAGACCCAATTTAGAAAAAGTTTGTTGAATAAAATCGGTGGTACCAACTACTCCCAAGTTTGATAATAAATCTTTTTGAAACTCGTGAGGTGTATAATCAATATACTTGGACGCACTCAACAAATTTTCTGTTTGATTTGGATAATCAATTGATTTAAGAAATTTTAAATATTGTTTAAACTCCATAATTAAGGTTTATAAGATAAAAAGTCTTCATAATCTGACCAATATATATTTAAAGATGAGCTATCAGATACTATTAGGTTTATTTTATTTAAATAGGAAATACAATAAACTTGATTAACCTCAACAAAATTTCTTAATTCGGAGTTAGCTTCTGTACTCATTAAAACAATATATTCATCACCTAAACGGTCAAAGTCATATTCAGACATTGCTGGTTCATTTGTTTTTTCATTTAATTTAAATTGAGTTTTTACTTCGTTGTCCCAAGTACAAATGTAATGGTGTATATATGTTAATTCGTCTGTTTCGAATTCACCATTACCATCACATTCATTACATTCTACCTCACCAGCACCATTACATTCACTACATGTTTCTGTTCCATTACCACTACATCTACGGCAAGTATTACCATCAATACCTTCACCATCACCACCACAGGCATCACAATCTTCATAACCATTACTATCACATTTCCCACAATCCTCAATTCCTCTTCCCTCACAAAAGTCACATTCAATATTTGTGTAATATCCTGTGGTGTAAAATACAGATGCGAATGATAATTTATTTATCATATCATCACCCATTTTGAAATCACCAGTTTTTTTAAGTGAAAAAATGTATAGGACTATTTTAATTATTGAATCACCACCAAGAGCATTAAAATATGCTTGTTGGGATTTATATATTTGTGAGTTAAATATATCAAATACCTGTTGAGGACTTCTTACCTTATTTGAAAATAATTCAGATACGTTCTTGGATAACCTTTTTAATTTATCGTTCATTAGTCTTTAATTTATCGTTCATTAGTCTGGATATGTAATAAAGGTTGCCAATGAAAAAGTGTGTGTGTCCTCATAAACATAGTTCATTTTATAAATAAATGGGTCTGAAACATAACAATGTGAGTCACCTGAAAGAATTTTACCTTCTTGGGTTGGGGTATATTGTTTGATTACAGAAATAAATTCATTACACATAATCTTTAAGTCACGGGTAAAGGTATATACATCATCCCCATCAAGAGCTCCTTCGTATTCAAAATCCACTTGGATATTAACTCTTTCAATAATCCACACACCATCTGTGTTTTTCATTTTTTCCAACTCAATGTCTATATCACTGGAAATAAACATTTTTTGTTTAAACTCCATTTTGTATAAGTATTCCAACTTATCCGTCAAACGTTCTAATTTACTTAAAAAATCCGTCAAAATTTCTAATTTATTTTCATTATCTCCCATAACAATAAATAGGTTTATTTTTTAAAAATTAACTATTATATTTATAATATAAAAAAACTATTATTATGACTGAATATATTATAATTGAAAAACAAGAAATTTTAGATAATCCAAATGATTCTGAATTGGGTAGACTTATTAGATTAAAATACCTTAAATCAACTAAAAACGAAGAATGTCCAATATGTGGGGAAGAAAAAAAATGTTGTGATAATAAATAAAAATAACTGAGTAAAATATTAATATGGAAGTAATAGTTACAGGGGCTTATGGATTTATAGGTTCTCATTTTGTGAATAAGTTAAAAGAGTTAAACCCTGATTGTAAGGTAACGATAATTGATAAGTTAACATACGCGGCAAATATTGAAAACATTAAATGTGATGTCAACTTTATCCACGAAGATATTTGGGATATTAAGTATCTTCCTGATTGTGATTATATTGTGCATTTTGCGGCTGAAACACATGTAGATAATTCAATTAAAGATGGCCGACCATTCGTAAGAACAAATGTGGAGGGAACATTCAACTTAGTTGAGTTAGCAAAAAACTTAAAAAGACTAAAAAAGTTTATTCATGTCTCAACTGATGAGGTTTATGGAGACCGGTTAATTGATAGAAAAATGATATTAGCAACAGAAGAATCCAATCTTCACGGAAGTTCTTATTATTCATCTTCAAAAATTGGTTCTGATATGATTGTTGAAGCCGCAGGAAAAACATTTGGTTTACCGTATATTATAACAAGAACATGTAATAACTTTGGAGAGAACCAACACCCTGAGAAAATGTTATCAAAAATTATTCAATGTGTTAAGAACGGAGAAACAATCCCTGTTTATGGTGATGGAGAACAAGTAAGAGAATGGATTCATGCGGATGACAATTCAGTTGCAATTTATAATTTGTTAATGTCTGATGTGACAAATGAAGTGTTTAATATAGGGAGCGGTTATAGAATTACAAATAACCAACTTATTGCAAAAGTTGGGGAGGTGATTGGAAAAACACCTAAATACAAATATGTGACGGATAGATTGGGGCACGACAAGATGTACGGATTACATTGTGAGAAGTACATTGAAAAATTTGGACCAATTAAAACCATCACATTAGAAGAGTGGTTAAAAAAAATGTTAAAATAATTTTAAAATGTTTTGGCAATACTAATATATTAATTATCTTTGTATGAACAAAACCACTACGACATATGACAACTACAACCACCACAATCGAAAAAGTACAGAATTACAAAGGAACAAACTCTTTCATTATCAAAATGAAAGATACAATCAAAAAGTATAACAGATTAACACCAAAACAAGAAGAAGTTGTTCTTGGTATCTTTCAAAAAGAACATAATGAAAGAACTATTGAGATGAATTGGAAAACTCCTGGAGAAACTTTAATTATTGGTCGTAATATTGGCCAAAAATTAAAAGAAACTTACGGATTGGAGTTCAATCCTACATTGATTGACATCACTCGATTATTAAGTGTTAGTCCAAAGGCGGTTAAGTTTTCTGGTAAAATGACAATCAAAAGAGGTAAAGTTTGTACTTCTTGTATGAGAGATTTGACTGACGAGTTCTCAATGTTAACAGGTATGGGTAAGACATGTGCAAAACATATGAAAGTAGAATACATCAAAGACGCTTCAGAAGCTACTCGTTTCCGTGAGGACTATTTAAAAAGAGTTGATGAAATTGGAGAAATGACTTTTTGGATACCAAAAAAACAAATCAAAAAATGGGAAGGTATGACAGAGTCTATTGTGAAAACAATGTAAATTAAAAGGGAGTTTAACTCCCTTTTTTTATTTTATCAATTACCAAACCTATATATTGGTGTATTTACTATTAAGAATCTCTTGGGTTAAATATTCAGAGTAAATTTAATAATTATGAAAGTATACTTTAAAGGTCTTAATAAATTTTCAAAACCTAAACAAATTCAAGCTGTTAAAGATTTTGTAAAATATTTGCAAACTGAATTACCCCTTAAAGATGATGTTTATATTACATTTAAAGGTGGTAGAGATATTAAAATGACTACAGGGGTCAGAAGACCTGGAAGTCAAATATTTGTTTTAGCGGATAAAAGATTAATGATAGATATTTTAAGAACCGTATCACATGAGTGGGTTCATGAATTCCAACATCAAAAGATGGGACTTAAAGGAAAAGTTCAAAATATTGGAGGTCCTGTTGAAAATATGGCAAATGTTTTATCAGGAATATTTATGAAAAAGTTTGATAAAATTTTTCCACATTATTCTCCAGTTATTTACGAAGAAGAATAAAATTTTGAGAGAGGGACATTGATGTCCCTCTCAAAAGTATTACAACATATTTGTGTCTTCCTCTTCGTAACTTTCTATTGTGTTTTTAACGTATTCACGTATTTTGAACATACTAGATAAAAACTCTAATCTTAATTTGTGGAATTCTTCATCTTTTATTTCTTCAAATTGACTATAGTGCTCAAAACAATAATCAATTCCTTCGTTTCTCATTCGGTAATCAACCGCTTGCCAATTTTCTAATTCTTCTTCAGTCATAATTTTAAATTTAGACAAAGATAGGGAAAAAAATTTGGTTAATCCAAAGAAGAGTATAGTTTTATTTTTTCCTTTGCATTGGATATTAACCAAGGCTCAACATTTGGGATTTTAGTTAGGAAACTCAACTCATACTTATAACATCTTAATTCCTCCTCATGTGGTGGAAGTTGTATTCTT